TTTAAGATACCAAGAGGTTGTCCTGCACCAGTACCACTTAGGATTACATCGTCAATTTTGAAGCCAAATTCTTCGGCAAATGCTTCACGAACTACATTTTCAAGTGCGGCTGCATCTTGCAAAAGTTCATCTGTTACATAGCATAGTCCAGTTAGTTTCTTTAATGACAAATCCATAGTTCTAAATTTAGGTTTAGATGCTGTGATTTGGTCAGCTTCATTTTCCCAATAAGTTTGGATTCCACCAAAACGAGCACCATTAGCTCTTGATGATTCATCTATTGCATTTATTTTAATACCGTTTGCATTAGTAGTAAGTGGAATTTTCTTTACTTTTGAAGCCAAAATACCTGTCTCATAAGTTCTCTTTAATAGTTCGGTAACAAAGTCTTTTTGAACTAAAAAACCACCGTCAGATGGGTTAGTCTCATTAAGACCACTTGCACTTCTGGTGGTTAATCTTGCATCAATTCTACCAGCTGGAGTAGATGCTCTATATACTGCCATCATTTGTTCGCCTAAACTACGGAACTTTCTAGCTTCTTCTTTGTTTGGGTCGTCTTTTAATACTTCGGCATTTTCTTCTGATTTGCTTTCAGTTTCATTCTTTTCTTCGTTTGTTTTTTCTTCTTTAGGTTTTTGAAAGATTTCAACTCTTACGATTTGTTCATCCCAACCTTTAAGTTCGCCTTCTAGTTTAGAGATTTCCTTGTTTTCATCTTCAGTCAATTCTCTATCTTCTTTCTCAGCTTGTTCAATAATTTTGATTGCCTTTAATCTGCAATCTTCACGTCTTGCTTTTAATTCTTTAATTGTTCTCATGTTTTCTCCTATAAAAATTTTAGTTTTTGTTTTTTTAATGCAAGTTTCTTTTTAATTTCTTCATTCACTTGTTTGTCTCTTTCTTCTTTAACTTGTTTGTGAGTCTTGAAGATTTCTTCTAGTGAACGAAGTCCACATTCGGTTTGGGTATAGGCAGGAAAGGTGACAGGACTTACATCGAATAGTTTTACTTTCAATAGCTCTCTTACATCTTTTCCTTCTTCATACGACCATCTATCCAACTCTACCGTGAAACCGAAGCTCATTTGTGTTATGTCTCCACGAGCAATAGAAACTAGCAAATCTTTTGCCCATTGAGTGTTTGGTGGAGTAATTCTCACAAGTAATCCTTTATCATCTTCTTGTAAGGTAAGTGTTCCTGCGATATTTCTGCCTAAGACATAGTTTGGGTCGTGATTGAATAGAGCACGAATATCATCTTCTTGAATTGTTTGAGCAAAAGCACCTTTACAAACTTTTTCAATAAATGGTTCGTTGCCACCTAAACTTTCGCTCCAGGAGTCAAAAACTGCCGCATAACCCTCAATGCTAGGGTCTTGCGAACTGGTTTCTCCATTGACAACCCTTAGTTCCTTTAAGACAACACATCTTCGTTCAAGTTCTATTTTGTGGTTGTGTTCCATTTGTTCCTCCTTCATTTATTTCATTTTTTGCACCTCCGTTTTGATTTGCGGCGATTGCCGATATCATGTTCCCGTTTAGTAGATATAGGTCTCCACCTTGGTCGTTAGGTATTTTGTTCATATCTTCTAATGCTCGGATTTCATTTGCATTCATCCAACCATTTTGACGGGCAATGGCATAACCAGACATACGAGATGCAAAGTCACCTCTCATAAGTCCATTTACATTAAATTTGGCATAGTAAATAGTTCTTTCTTGGTCGTTTAGCAAAGCTCTTGCAATTGCCTGTTCCCATCGTGTTATCCAAGGCCTTATTGTATGAACTACGAAGTCTATGCTTTGATGTTCTATATTGCTGAAAGTACTGCGAGATAAATCTCCTATCATGTGGGGTGGAACACGGAAGATTCTACATATTTCAGTAATTTGGAATGACCTAGTTTGCAAGAATTGACTATCTTCTGGAGACATTCCAATTTCGTGATATTTCATTCCTTCTTCAAGAACAGCAACTTTATGTGAGTTTCTTGTTCCTTGATATACTTTGTTCCAACTATCTCTTAGTTTCTCTGGGTCTTTTACTATTCCTGGATGTTCTAAGACTCCACCTGGTCTTGCACCATTACCAAAGAACCTCGCTCCAAATTCTTCGGTTGCTAATGCTAATCCCATAGCTTCACGAGCATAGGTTATAGGACTAACTCCGAGTACTCCATCAAAAGTAAAAGCAGGTATGTGTAGTACCTGCTTGGGAGAATAGGTTTTTGAAGTTCCTTTATTGTTTGTATAAGTGTATTTTATTGCATCGGTTACTGGGTCTCTTGATACAACCATATTCTTACTTTTGAGTGGGTATAGTTCTGTTACATGTCCATTCTTATCTCTTTTTATTAAGGCATAAGCATTACCCCATAATAGAAGATTAGTCATTAGCATTTCTCGAAATGTAAAGCTGGTCATTTCGTTATTTGGTGCATCATGGAGAACCCCATATAAAGGATGTTGTTTTGCTTTTTCGCTATCTCCATTTGATAACTCTTGCAATAGGTGAAGTGGGAGACTAGCAATAGTTTCAGCTATGACTTTTACACATGCATATACCGTGGATATTTTTAATGCTGAATCTTCATCAATGTCTATACCACTATTACTGGTTTGTCCTGTGTCTAGATCTACACCCTTAATGAAATCAGCAGTTTTTTGGTCAATGTTTCGTTTTTCTTTTTTTCTGCTAAATAATCCCATTTTTTCTCCTTTTTTAGAAATAAAAAAGCACTCATTTGAGTGCCTTTGATTTTGTTTATTCAGTTTCTATTTTTATTGCTTTAGATAGGTCTGTAATATCTTCAGGATTTCCACATCTACGAAGATAATCTTTGCCACCATCAACCGAAACTGCACCGCATTTGCATGTAACAAAATCGTGTTGAGTTTTTGATTCAATAATGTCTTTACATTTATTGCATTGAATCTTATTGCATATAATTCGGTTTTTCATACTTTACCTCCTTTGTCAAAACACTACCGCAACAAGTATTTTAAGTCCAGGGAACTAGAGTACTAATATTCCACGATTATTATATATGCTTTCAGTATTTTTGTTTCTTATCGCTCTGTCTAATGCCATGATTGTTGCAATAGCACCATCTATTTTTTCAGTTGATTTTTCTTTATCTGGTTTTATATTTCCAGCTGGGTCAGTTCTTACATAGATATTATCTACCATCCACCTAAGAACTTCATTGCCACCATGAGCTATTCGTTGTTCTAGTACTAGTTTCATAAGTTCTTTTGATGGTGGACTCATATCCTTGAAACCTTGACCGAAAGGGACTATTGTAAATCCCATACCTTCAAGGTTTTGTACCATTTGTACAGCACCCCATCTATCGTAAGCGATTTCTTTAATATTGTAGATTTTTCCAAGTTCTTCTATAAACTTTTCTATATACCCATAGTGAACAACATTTCCCTCGGTTGTCATTATTAAACCTTTCTTTTCCCACGTATCATATGGTACATGGTCTCTACGAACTCTTAAAGGAATTGTTTCTTCTGGTAGCCAAAAATAGGGAAGAATTGTGTATTTGTCTTCTTCATCTTCTGGTGGAAATACTAAGGAAAGTGCGGTGATATCCGTAGTGCTTGAAAGGTCAAGCCCTGCATAGCAAGTGCGACCTTTGAGTTTTTCTAAATCTATTTCGTATGAACACATATCCCATTTGTCCATAGGCATCCAACGAACTGATTGTTTAACCCATTGATTAAGTCTTAATTGTCTAAATAAGTTTTCTTCAGCTGGATTGTCTTTAGCATTATTAAATGCTTGTCTTATTTTATCTATATCTACCGTTATATCTAAACTAGGATTTGCTTTATACCAATTCTTTTCATCAGTCCAGTCGTCATCATCTTTTAATCCATATATGCAAGGATAAAAAGAATCATCTTTCTTTCTACCATCTATTATGTCTTGAGCTTTTTGATGGACTTCCCAACAAATACTATTTCTATCAGTTCCTGCTGTTGTGATAAGGAAGAAAAGTGGTTGTTTACGAGCATCGCCAGAGCCAGTCAGCATTACATCGTATAAGGCACGATTTGGTTGTGCATGTAATTCATCAAATATGACACCGTGAACATTCAGTCCATGCTTTGTGTAACTTTCAGCTGACAGCACTTGGTAGAAACTATTTAGTGGTAAATAAACAATTCTTTTTTGACTGGCTATTATCTTGCATCGTTTCATTAAAGCAGGACATTGTTTTATCATATCTACTGCAACATCAAATACGATTGATGCCTGTTGTCTATCTGATGCACAACCATATACTTCAGCACCATATTCTCCATCAGCACAAGTAAGGTAGAGAGCGATGGCGGCTGCTAGTTCTGATTTGCCTTGTTTTTTTGGTATTTCTACATATGCTGTATTATATTGACGATATCCATTTGGTTTTAATGTTCCAAATATATCTTTAACTATTTTTGTTTGCCAAGGTAGCAGATTGAAGTTTTGTCCATACCAAACACCCTTTGTGTGTTTTAGTGAGTTGATGAATGCTACCGCTCTATCTGCTAGTGCTTGACCTTTGATTTGCATTTCATCTTTCATCTATTTACCTCGTTAATTGAAATAAAAAAGAAATGCTATTGTATGCATTTCTTTAGGTGTTTTATTAAATTGCTGTAGGGTCATCTATTAGAATTACATATTTACTTATGATTTCTAGTGAGTTATCATAATTCTTTGATGTTGATATTACTTCTCTCACAATTTGTCCAGCTTTGTTCTTATCAAACAAATTGTATAGAGCACCAAATATCGCATAGATGTTTCCACTTTGACCTTTACTATTAAATCTTATTATTGGTTTCATATTTCTTTCTCCCATGACCTTTTGGTCAATAACACAATACCGTAGAGTGGGTAGAAAGTCTAGGTTAATCTTTAAACAAACTTGTATCTTGTACGGGGATTTCTTTACCATTTCTTATAAGATAAATACCATCAGCGCCAAATGATTTTATAAATCTTTTAATAATGACATCGCAGTATTTCTCATCTAGTTCGGTATTATAAGATATTCTATTAAGTTGTTCACAAGCCATTAAAGTTGAACCACTACCACCAAATGCATCAAACACAATGTCTCTTTCACGACTTGAGTTTTGTATCAACTTTGCAATTAAGGTAATAGGTTTCATTGTTGGGTGTTCTTTGTTTCTTAGTGGTTTGTTGTCGTGTATGATATCACTAGGCATTTGTTCATAGATTTCTTGTAGCATTTCTAGTAGTTCTTCTTTCTTCAATTTTGTTAAGTCTTTCTTATCATTAAACAAAGAAGACTGAGTCCTATCATGTATGAAGTAGTGAGGGTGTCCATCTTCAACTTTCCATCCGTAGAGTATTGGTTCAAATTGCCATTGATAGTCTGATCTACCAAGAGTGAATCTATCTTTGGCCCAGATAAGTGTTTGTGATAATTTGAACCCAGCCATTTTCATAGCTGTTATAAAATTTACACTTTCTTTTGTGGAGTGGAAGACATAGAGTGGGCATCCACCTTTTGCTACTTGATATGCTGTCTTATAAAAGTTTAGTAAGAATTGATAGAAGTTTTCATCATCCATATCATCATTAAGAATTGACCTATCTTCTTGAATCTTACCAGTTGCTTTTGCTCGGTCAAGTTCAGATGCACCATAATCAATATTATAAGGTGGGTCAGTAACTATAAGGTCTGCATACTTGTCTTCAAATAAATTTGATACATAGTCAAGGTTTGTACTGTCTCCACATAGCAATCTATGATTTTTAATTTTCCAAACATCTCCTTGTTTTGTGAATGGAGTTTTTATTTCTTCTATTTCAGTTTCGGTATCAAAATTGTCTTCTTTGACTTCATACACTGTACTTGCGAACAAGTCGTCTAGCTCGTTTAGGTCAAAACCAGTAAGTGATGCAAGACCATTACCCTCTAGTTCTTTTAGTAAGTCGGTGAGTAGAGCTGTATCCCATTCGCCACTAATTTTATTTAATGCAATATTGAGAGCTTTTTCTTTTTTCTCATCAATGTCTATTACTACACAATCTACTTCTTTGTATCCTAAGTGTTTCATAACTTCAAGTCGTTGATGTCCACCAACTATGACACCAGTTCTTTTATTAAAGATTACTGGTTCTACATATCCAAATTCTAGGATGCTGTTTTTAAGTTTCTCAAACTCTTTGTCTCCTGGTTTGAGTTTTTTTCTTGGGTTGTAGTCAGCTGGTTTCAAGTCATCGACTAGCATTTTCTTTATATCCATATTGCTCCTTTAAGTTATAAAAAACCACACTCGATTTGAATGTGGTTTCTTCTTTTATATTAAGTATTTTGTTATTATATTTTCCCAAGGGAATTCATCTCTACCAAAGTGACCATAGCAAGATGTTGATTTATATATAGGCCTTAGTAGGTCAAGTTCTTTAATTATATTTGCAGGACTAAAATTAAAGTTTTTGGCGACAAAATTATAGATATTGTCAATATCTTCTTTTTCAGTACCAAAAGTATCAATATATAATGATAAAGGTTTTGCTAATCCTATACCATAGGATACTTGAATTTCACACTTATCAGCAAAACCATGAGCAACAATATTCTTTGCTACATATCTCGCATAATAAGCCCCAGACCTATCAACCTTTGTTGCATTTTTAGAACTGAAACATCCGCCTCCAACTCTACCAATTCCACCATAAGTATCTACTACTATTTTTCTACCAACACAACCTGAATCTCCAAATGAACCCCACACTGTAAACTTACCACTTGGGTTTACTATTAACTCAGTATATTCTTTAATTAGGTAAGCATATTCAGCTAGTATAGGAGAGATTACTTTTTCGCAAATTGTATTTCTAATTTCTTCTTTGCTTAGTTTATCTGAGTGTGAAACTGATACTAGTATTGTTGCTATTCCACAAGGATTATCTTGCTCGTTATATTCTACCGATACTTGACTTTTGGCATCAGCATAATAATCTTTTGTTGTTCTTCTAAACTCATCATACTTTCTCATAAGTTTATGAGCAATGGTGATAGGTAGTGGCATATATTCTTTTGTTTCATTTGTTGCAAATCCATATACCATGCCTTGGTCATTTGCTCGTAGTTCTTCTTTTACTACTGCTTGATTGATATCAGGACTTTGTTCGCTGATTTGTTTTATTATTGTAAACTCGTTTGTGTATCCTATATCTTTTAATACTTGTTTTGCAATACTATCGTAGTCAATATTTGCTTTAGTTGTTGCTTCTCCATAGATAAATACTTTGTCATCTTTGATTGCACATTCTACTGCCATCATTGAATTTGGATCTTGCCTTAATGCTTCATCCAAGAATGCATCTGCGATTGTATCGCATGTTTTGTCTGGGTGTCCGATGTTTACGGACTCGCTTGTAATAATTTTTTTCATATATTCTCCATTGATTATTTATTTCCATAATTGAGCATAAGAAAAACCCATCGCTACCGATGGGTTGATATGCATATATAACAATTACCATCGGTCTGCCTTTAGCACCTTAGCTTTGCCAGGTTGCTGTGTGGTCAACGGGGCAGTCCCTCGCACACTCTTTATGGATATGTTTAGTATATCATAGTTTTTCTAATTCTCAAATAGATTTGTAAATATTGCTTCAAGAACTGGTACAACAATTCCGTTGCCTGCTTGTTTGTATAATTGTGTATTACTCATGCCAGAGTCTATGACTTTGTCTATTTGTTCATCTGTCCAACCCATAAGTCTCCAACATTCTTTTGGTGTGAGTTTTCTTATTCTTATGAAATGGTCTAGTTCAATTGTTGCTTGGTTACATTGTGTATCAAGAGTTTGTGCAATGCCTTTGCCAACTCTACCACGTCTTGTTTTTGAGTTGGGGAACTGCATGTTGATAGTGTCTCCAACGATTGCATCTTCATATCCTTTTTTTGTGGCATTTTTTACTGGTAATGTTATTTCAGAAATGTTGCCACGAAAAGATGGTGTGACAGCAACACCTATACCACGAGAATCATAGATTCTATCTTGAACACTTCGTTGTTTGCCATTATCATCATAATAATTAAGACAATGTGTCTCTGCTTTTAAGACCGTTGATGTGCTGAAATTTGAGCCACAATTTGAAGTTTGTGTTGGTGATGTTTCAATCAGCTCTTTCTTATTCCAAGGATTGAATAATTCAGGTATGTAGCCATTTTCTTTAATGAATTCATCGTAGTTTCGCTTTATTGCATTTTGTTCTACAACCAAGTTGTCTTTTTGTACTGTGGTTAGAGCATTTGAAGTTCCTTTGTTGTTTTCTTCAATTACTTGTCCACATTCACGACCTCTTATTGCAATTATCTTTGTTTCTGTTCCACCACCTCCACCAGCCATAATTGTTGGACTTATACCATTGGGGTCGAAAACTTGTCTTGTTATGTTATATCTTTTATCCCATACACCACCTTCGAGAGTGCCTACTGCAATAAGTTTTGGTTCTTTGTAATCCCTAGCAAGTAGAGTGGAGCATATTTCATTGTCTCCGTGAATCAAATCCCTTCTTTGATTGAAGGTCGTGTTTAGTATACTGAGTATTGTTGATGCCTTTAGATAGT